GATTAAGGTAACCCTTAAGGGTTCATCATTCTCTGTAGACTCTATAGTCTACACCCCACCCCAAAAATATGCGTGCGTGTATATATATATAATAGGTATGGAATATATTTACAAAAAATACCAGGCAATATCACCATAATAAAAAATAATTAAAAAAAGACTTGACATTTAGGTGGGGAGTCTGTATAATTATATATATTATATAGATATAAAGATTAAGTACTTAATATCTTTGTTATTAATTGTTAATAATTATAATAAAACATAACAATATACTATAAGGATAATAATATTATAGAAACTATAGAGACTATAGAGACTAATCCAGAGACAAACACTATGTTACTCCTGGATAACTTGTTAAACTTAAAGGTTGTACAGGAATCTAAAGATGACTTTATAACTTTTGTTAGACAAATGGCTCCTATGCTTGTGTCAGACTTTAAGATGGGTAAACATATTGAAGTAATATCAGAAAAATTACTACAATTAGAACGAGGAGACATAAAACGTCTCATGGTTTTCCTACCACCACGTTCATCTAAGTCTGTTATCTGCTCTAAATTGTTTCCAGCATGGTATATAGGAAGGAATCCAGAACATGAGATACTTACTGTTTCCCATTCAGACCAGCTATCAAGCGATTTTGGTCGTAGTGTCAGGGATATTGTCAATACTGAAGAGTTTCAAGATGTTTTCAAGGGAGTGTCCCTACGATCAGATGTACGAGCTGCAGGAAAGTGGAAGACTAACCAAGGAGGACAGTACTATGCTGCTGGAGTTAGATCACAGATTGCAGGAAGAGGAGCACATATCGCAATTCTTGATGATGTCATGTCAGAAGAAGACTCCTACTCTGAAGCAGGTAGAAGATACGTTAAGGAATGGTACCCAGCAGGACTAAGAACACGTATCATGCCTAATGGTTCTATACTAATCATTAATACAAGGTATCATTATGATGATCTTTGTGGATGGTTATTAAAACAAGAGGACAATGCAGGGGATTATGCTGTTATACCTTGGGATGTTGTACGTATTCCTGCATGGTTAGACGAAGAAGCTGCAGAACTACTAGATCTTCCAGTAGGTTCTAGTTATTTTCCTGAATGGAAGCCAGATGAAGTGTTACGTATAGATGAACACGAGATTAAAGCATCTAATGGTAGCAGATACTGGAATGCTCTCTATATGCAGGACCCAACACCAGATGAAGGTGGACTAATAAAGAAGAAGTGGATTAAATGGTGGGAATATAATGAACCACCACCCTGTGATTTTATCATACAAACATATGATACAGCATTCTCTACAAAAACTACAGCAGATTATAGTGTTATTCAAACATGGGGTATATTCTCTATGTATGATGAGAATGAAGAAGGATATGAATCCTATCAAGGGAATCTTATTCTCCTTGGAAACATTAGAGGAAGATTTGAATATCCAGAACTAAGACGTATGACACAAATGTTATATCAAGAACATAGACCTGATGTATGTATGGTAGAGAAGAAAGCATCAGGACAATCATTGATACAAGATATGCGTAGAGCTGGTATACCTGTGTTAGAATATTTACCTGATAGAGATAAAGTTAGTCGAGTCTATGCATCTACACCTATGATGGAGTCTGGTAAAGTATGGCTACCTAAAAATAAAAAATGGTCAGAAGATTTATTAGAAGAGATGTTACGATTCCCTAATGCTGCACATGATGACCAAGTTGATGCTATGACTATGGCTATACACTATATGAAAGAGTCTTGGCATCTACAACATCCAGAAGATCCTGAGTGGGAAGATGAACCAAAAGAAAAAAAACTTGCATACTGGAGAACTTAGTGTTATAATAGTGTATGTCTAACATATATTAGTAAAGAGAGAGATATAAAAGATATGGCAACAGAAAAGAATCCATTCGAACAGATACCAGAAGAAATTTCAAATGTAATTGAAATGCCACAATCTATGGAAGAAGGAGGAGGTCCTTCTTTTTTTGCTGAAGATGATGGTGGTGTAACTGTAGACTTTACAGAAACAACTATAGAAATGGAAGCTGAAGAATCCATACAAGAATGGTATGGAGATATTACAGATAAATTAGAAGATGAAGAACAAGAAGAAGTAGCATCTAATATAGTAAATAATTATACATCAGATAAAGAATCTCGTGCTGAATGGGAAGCTATGTTTGAGAAAGGGTTTGATCTACTAGGTTTAAAGATACAAGAAACATCAGAACCATTTGAAGGTGCATGTACAGCAGTACATCCAATGTTAATAGAATCTGCTGTTAAGTTTCAAGCTAAAGCAATACAAGAATTATTTCCACCTGCAGGTCCAGTAAAGACACAGATAGTAGGAAAGTCTACTCCTGAAAGAGAAGACCAATCTAATCGTGTACAAGACTTTATGAACTATCAAACAACAGAACAGATGCCTGAGTACTTTGATGAGATGGAAAGAATGTTATTTCATTTACCATTAATAGGATCAGCCTTTAAGAAAGTATACTATGATGCTAATCTTAAAAGACCAGTATCTGAGTTTGTTCCTATAGATCAGTTCTATGTTTCTTACTATGCATCTAATCTACGTAAGTCAGATAGATACACACATGTTATCTATAGAAGTCCTGTAGATCTTGCAAGAGATATACGTACAGGTATCTATAGAGATATAGAGTTACCAGAAGCAACTAATCCAGAACCTACATCTTTTTCTTCTAAGATGGATACTATTATAGGATTATCTCCAACAGGAACAAATGATCCACAGTATACATTACTAGAACAACATTGTTATTTAGAAATAGAAGAAGATTATGCTCTTCCTTATATTGTTACAGTAGAAGAGCAATCACAACAAATTTTAAGTATTCGTAGAAACTATAAGAAGGATGATAAGAATCAAGAAAAAGTGTCTCACTTTGTTCACTACAGATTCGTACCAGGCTTTAGTTTCTATGGATTTGGTCTCATGCACTTTTTAGGCAACTTAACTATGACTGCTACAGCAGCTATGAGAAGCCTAGTGGATGCAGGTCAATTCGCAAACCTACCAGGAGGTTTCAAAGCAAAAGGTGTAAGGATTGTTGGAGACAATGATCCTATCAGACCAGGTGAGTTTAAAGAAGTTGAAGCAACAGGGCAAGATCTTAATAAGGCAATAATCTCTCTCCCCTATAAAGAACCTTCCCAGACATTGTTTAATATGCTTGGCTTCATTACTCAAGCAGGACAGAAGTTTGCTGACAGTACAGAACAAATTGTTTCTGACGCAGCATCTTATGGTCCTGTTGGTACTACTATGGCTTTACTTGAAGCATCAAGTAAGTTCTTCTCTGCTATACATAAGAGATTACACAAATCTCAAAGAGATGAATTTAAAATACTTGCACAGATAAATTATGATTATCTTCCTTCAGAGTATCCATATGAAATACCTTTTGCAGAAAAGAATATCTTTAAAGAAGATTTTGATGGCAGGGTAGATGTACTTCCAGTATCTGATCCTAATATACCATCAAACGCACATAGGATGATGATTGCACAAATGGCATTACAAATGGCACAGCAATCACCTCCTGGTATGTTTAACCTTGAAGCACTTAATAGAACTATACTAAGTGCTGCTAATCTACCTAACTTAGAACAAATACTACCACCTAAACAAGAACCACAACAATTAGATCCTGTATCTGATATTATGGCTGCAACTAAAGGTATACCTATTGCAGCATTCCCAGGACAGAACCATGACTCACATGTACAAGTTAAGATGATGTATCTACAAGATCCTCAGAATGGTGCTAATCCTATCATGGCTAGATTAAAACCAATACTTGAAGCTAATGTACAAGAACATTCTGTATTAAAATATCAAGAGCAAATGAATGGTATGGCAAGAATGGCAATGGAACAACTACCACCAGAGCAACAACAGAATCCTCAAGTAGCAGAAATGGCTATGGCTAGTGCAGCACAACAAGTAATGAATGCTAATCAAATGGGTCAAGCACAATCACCTGAACAACAAATGGTTGCATTAGAAACAGCTAAAGTAGAACTAGAGAAACAAAAACTACAATCTACTGTAGCTAAATACTCTGCAGACTCTGCATTAGACCTACAAAAACTAGAATTAGA